GGTAACATGACAGTAGCCCACGGTAGATCATCAACACTAATAGATCCTGTATCTTCTGTATGAAATCCAAAGCATCTAACTTTTACTCTATTCATTTCTTCAGGATCAAATCGATCTTCTACTACTCCGGTGAACCAAGTAAAACCACCACCCATAAATTGATCAATATTATTCATTTTCCTTCCGCCTTATAAATATCATCTAAATCACATATAAAAGAATCTTTCTTTATTTGACAAGACATGATATATTCATTTCCAAATTTATGAGCTATAGATGTAACAATATAGTACCCTGATACTAATTTATCTTTAGCTGTTTTTTGAGCCTCAATCCTAGTCACGTCTAATTCAATTTTATCTCCAACGCTAAGTTCAAAATCTCCAGCAATATCAATTGTGACAGTCATAGTATCTAAATTGCTGATATACGCTCCGGCTTTTAGCATCGCTGGATTTGAAGGAGTGTGATAATTTGAAAACCCTTCAAAAGATTTGCTATTAAGAGATACAAAGTAGCTTTTTGAATTGGAATATTCTTCTATATTTCTATCATCAAATTTTACTGATTTACTAAATGGGTTATTTTTATTTAACTTTTGATTGCCATTATAGTTATATGTTGGTGTACTATATTGCTTATTAGCTATATCAATAGTGTGCAACGTCGAAGCATATGCTCCTTCTGAAGATTGAATATATTTAGACATTCCATAATCAGAGGATAGCTTTCTTATCTTTACTCTATCAACTTCATATTTGCTATCACTTCCAGGAACTTCTTTAGTAAATGGTCTATGGAAATATTTATCATGAGAATCTTTTTGTATCATGTTTTCGTATGAATCAAAAACAACACCTGACTTTAAAGTTTCATAAAAATAAAATGGAGTTGAATTATCGAATGCATTTTTAGTTAACCATGCGATTGCATACAAAGGTCTAAACTTAGGGATTATACCTTTGATACTATCAGTAGTATCTGTATTAATAGTTAATTCTTTTTCAAGAATACCTAAGTCGTCAATGCAAATTTGTTTTACAACAGGTCCAATAGCTCCCTCAAAAGATCTACATACTGTTTTTAATTGATTCATATATGCATGCTTTGATACACATCGTAAAGCGTATGTTGATTGTCCAGGCGCCGATTTAGAAAAAGAATGAATCTCAGCAATGTATATTTCTTTTCTATAATGCTGGGTATTACCATCTAGGGATTTGCGACTAAACGCTATATCTATCTTTTCATTACCTGAAATTTTTAAAAGTTCTAAGGTATTAGAACCATCCAAAACATATAGTTCATATTCTAAAGATGAGCGATATAAACTTTCAGTTATATCTATTTTTTTAATAATATCTCTAATATCAAATTCAGTGCCAGCGTTAGTTGTTATTTGACACTTGTCAAGATAGAAAGCACTAGGCAATATTGATTTACCATTTTCTACGAAATCAGTCATTATTTAATAATCTCTGGTATTCATCTACAAACGCTCCAATATATCTCGGATCAATGATTTTAATACTAGAACGAGCTTCATTAGCTTCAAATAAGTAGCTGCGATTTGTTTGAAATTCTAGGATATTAGAAACAGTGCCACCTGGAATAAAGTTTGCATTGGTTTCTTGTCTTCTATCTCCATCTCCAATCAAGTAATATGAGTGAGGAGCATCAATATAGTTATAGACGTCATAGGTGTTAACATTATCTTGATCGGTAGAACCATTAACATTTTCAGTAGCTGTCGATGGTCTACCATATCCACCGGAAGATCCGATGAATGCACCACTTACATCTTGAAGTACAAGCTGATTCATATCAGTATTCTTTTTAACTAATGTTCCTGTTGCTCCAGAAGTAGTACCAGTTATAGTTTCGCCTAATGTAAATCTACCAGCAATTGAATTTGGAGATAATCCAAAAGCAACCCCAGCATCTCCAGAATCTCCAGGACTTGGCTTAGTAGTAATAACCACACCTTCATATTCTTCTGCCATATAATCATGTAATTTTTCTTGACTCATTGGCCATGCTGCTAAGCCATCATGTAGGAAATCGTTTATAATAAAGAATGTCCAATAATATTCGGTAGTACCATATAATCTATACGATACTAAGTCAGGTCTTTCGCCGTTCTTTACTTGATAAAACGTATAGGTATTTAATTCATCAGCAAACGCTTTCAATGGCCGCACATGTCTATAAATGTTTACTACGTTTTGAAATATACCGTTACGATCAAAGTCATATGGTATATTTGGAAATTGCTTAAAGAAGCTCATCTTATCCTCCTACCGATGGTGAAGTTGCTGATGAATCTTTACTATCGGAATCGCTAATATACATTAGGCCATTGTCAGGATATAAATCATCTCTTGTTATAGCTCGTACTTCTTGGAATGTTAATGCTACATCTATTTCTACAGGAGCTGCGCCATCACTGTTTTTGTGAAACGAATTTCCGGTAGAGTTATATGTTGCAGTCATATTAATAAGATATGTGTCAATTATGCGTGGCATATATTTATTAACAGATTCTCCATTCATGAATTTTACTTTCCATGTTGGTGGATATTCTAAAGACCCAGCTCCAAGATCCTTAGGATACAGATATTTTCTAAATATATTTTCAATGTCTCTAGCTGTAACTGATTCAGCAGCCGATTCCGGAACTAGCTTAAACGCAAATGCGAATGATCTAAGTACTGTACCATCAAAAGTCATTGTAGTATATGGGTTAACTATTACTCCGCTTTCCAGCTCAGCAATTTGGCCTGATGCGCCAGTGATTCCACCTAATCCTTTTGCTGCTTTGGTAACTTGCCCTATAACATCAGATCCAGTAATTTCGTCAGTTCCTGAAGCAGCCTTGGCAGCACCAGCAAGACCTAGGTTAGTAGATCCATAAGATGCTCCGTCTGCAGAAGCTACTCCCTGTGGCATAAACAAATGAATTGATTTAAAGTCAGGAGCTCCTTTCCTAGCCATGGTAAACTGAACGTGCGGGAATCCTTTGTCAATTTTAGATCGCAATGAATCTGGAAATGTTAAGACCTGCTTATCTGGTTTCTTTTCGCTTTGTACCGCCATATCTTTATCCTATATAAATAACTATACAATTTTACTATTATAGAACTATTTATATGGCTTACAAAGGTAGATACACAGTAAAGAACAAAGAAAAATACGCGGGAGATCCTACTAAAATAGTCTATAGATCACTATGGGAAAGGAACGCTTTTAGGTGGGCTGAATCTAATCCTAATATTATAAAATGGAATTCAGAAGAAGTAGTCATTCCATATAAATGTAAGACTGATAATAAAATGCATAAGTACTATATGGATATGTTAATCCAATGGAAAGACGGTGAAGTTTTATTAGTTGAAATTAAACCAGCTAAACAAACAAAGCCACCTAAGAAACCTTCTAGGAAGACTAAGAAATATATTAATGAGGTAACCACTTATATTAAAAACACATCTAAGTGGTCTGCCGCTCAACAATACGCCAGCCATAAAGGTTGGAAATTTGAAATATGGACTGAAGATACTTTAAAAAATAAAGGTATCAAAGTACTGAAAGGATGATATAAATAGTTATATGAGTTTATTCGATACACTACAAGCACAAGCATTTAGAGCTGGCGTTATGGCGAATACCAAATCTTCACAGAGATGGTTTCAAACTAAAGTCAAAGCTTTGAGCGCTCCAAGCAGAACAGCTCTGCTAAAAGACGAAGCTTTAAAGAAAACGGCCAATCCTAGAGTCGGTGATATGATGATGTATTCATATGACCCAAAGCACAAAGCCACTTTACCGTACTACGATAGGTTTCCACTTACTATTATGGTTCAACCAGCAAAGGGTGGGTTCCATGGTTTGAATCTACATTATCTATCTCCCGGAGTTAGAGCTAGATTCTTAGATGAGCTAATGGCTTTATCTCCTAGTAAGATGACTGACACAAGCCGATTAGCAAAGTTAAGGTATGACCTATTAACTGGAGCTCAGAAGTACAAAGAATTTAAACCATGCTTTAAGCATTATCTGATGTCACAAGTTAAATCTCAAATGGTTAGGGTTCCAATGACTGAGTGGGAGATCGCTATCTTCTTGCCAGTAGAACAATTTGTGAATGTTAAATCTCAATCGGTCTGGAGATACTCAAGGAAAACCTACTCATGAACAGCATAGACAATTTAAAAGCTACGTTATCTAAAAAGGGTGGTGTGGCTTTTGCAAATAGATTTCAAATATTCTTTACACCTCCTACGGCTACTTTATCTGCTTTAGCGTCTAAAGATATAGGTTCACTGCTTGGTAGTTTAGTTAGTGGTGGTTCAATAAAGAATCTTATTCCAGATCCTAGAGATATATCTATTCTTTGTGAATCAGTTACTCTCCCAGGAAGAAACATTAACACGTTAGATTATCAAGCAGACAAACAAGCAATTAAAATTCCGTATGGTATTATTAACGAAGATGTTGTAATGTCTTTCATTTTAACTAATGACTATGCGATGAAAAAGATGTTTGATGATTGGATGGAATCTATATTTAACGTTGAAGAATATAGAGCAGGATATAAAAAAGATTTCACGACTGATATTGTTATACAACAACTCAATCAAAAGAATGTTCCAGTATACGGAGTTGTATTGCAAAATGCTTTTCCAACAACCGTGGCTGGAATAACATTGGATAGTAATAGTGAGAACACTATTCAAAAATTAAACGTAACATTTAGTTACGAAAATTATGTACCCGAAAGTGCTATAAGTTCTGCTCTTAGCGGACTTTCAGCAGCAGCAGGGATATTTGGATAATATTATATAGGAGATTATTATGGCTTTACCACAGCTAAATCATGCAAGGTATGAAACAACAATTCCATCAACAGGTCAAGAGGTATCATATAGACCTTACCTAGTTAAGGAAGAAAAGATTCTAATGTTGGCGTTAGAATCAAATGACGATAAACAAGTAATGAGAGCAGTTAAGGACGTTATTAGTTCTTGTGTTTTCGAAAAATTGGATGTTGAAGAATTAGCAATGTTCGATATTGAAAGTTTATTCTTAAGACTGAGATCTAAATCTGTTGGTGAAACTATAGATCTAAAAGCTAAGTGTTCTGAATGTGAAGAGATGAATGAAACAACAATTGCTTTCGAAGAGATTCAAATGCCAATTGTCAATAAAGATGATTGTGTAATTATGTTGACTGATACTGTTGGAGTTACTTTAAAGTATCCTTCATATAAAATGATATCATCAGTTGATACAAAAGATGTTGATAGTGTTGCCGCAGCATTTAAACTTATTATTTCTTCTATAGATTCTATATTCGATGATAACGGAGTATATACTGCTAAAGATGAAGGTCCTGCTGCAATGAACTCATTCGTTGAACAGTTGAACAATGATCAGTTTAAATTGATTAGTGAATTCTTTGAACAGATGCCTAGTCTATCATATGATATGATATTTGATTGCACTAAGTGTGGTCACAGTAATACAACTGTATTGAAAGGCCTTCAAAGTTTTTTTATGTAGGCCTCTCTCATGATAGCTTAGTCAATCATTATAAGACTAATTTCGCGATGATGCAGCATCATAATTATAGTCTAACAGAGTTAGATAATATGATGCCGTGGGAAAGGGAGATATACACTAGTCTCTTGAAGGAATGGATAGAAGAAGAGAACGAAAGAATTAAAAAGGAAAACAAACGATGAGCGATGAAGATAAAAAAACTAGCCACCACCCAGCTGA